CCTCAACCTCTTCTAAAAAGTGAAGCTGATAATCCTTTCGACCGATCATTGGATATTCTTCTTCTGCTATCACCACCGCGAAACCTGGCTTTTCTCCCGGCCATCCAATCCCCAATACTCTGCGTCCCAATTGAAGATCTTTTTGATATTCCAAATTTTTCACTATTTTACCTCCAAATGTTAGAATAGATTTGCAAAGGCACTGTCGGCTCCAAATCCACGAGCCATTGCCTCATAGTTAAAAGCGTGCCGAAAATGATCGACTCCCAATTTGACATAAACGTACCGTTTAGATCCGGTTTCTTCGTCCTCTTCTAATTTCTTAGCGACATTATGAAGATGCTTTGCAAACTCTTGAGTAACTTCGCAGTTTTTTGGCAACATAATTGTTTGATCCATTATTTCCTTGTGACTCGCATCTAAAGACTCAGTTCGATTGCAGGATACGATTAATTCTCTCTCATTCCAGGCATAGGATCCCTTTTGATGCTTATTGTAATAGTTTAAAAATACCTTTCCCTTATGACGCTTGGCAAATGCCCGGGCATTTCGTGTCTCTGGAAGAGCATCCACCACGCAGCGGGAAACATTAAAATTTTTCATTAACCGATCGAGTTCTTCCCAATCTTTATAGACCGCAATGTGTACAAGTTTACCGGCCTTTTCTGAATGCCTTTTGCCAATGACAACGTGCAAGTCTTTTCCCTGGTCAACCCCCATAGAGCAAGGCCCGCGATCATCGCTTGCGATCCCATCACTGCCACAAAGATCAAGAACCTCTTGAACGCTTAGCCGGTTCTCAGCCTCCACATAAGCTACTCCGATTTTCAGATTGAAAAAATCTGTCAGATTATCGGTGGTTCTAAATTGATAAAGGATGTCTTTAGGATCAACGAAGTGACTGAACAACTGGGAGTAATGGTAGCCGCGCTTATCAATTATGGATGGCCGTTTGGCAACCCATTGACCTTTGGATGGATCAAGAGTGCCTTTGCACTTGTAACAAGCCCGAATCACTCTGTCTTTTACCGTTATCAAGCAGTCGGGGAAAGTATCCTCAAGGCAGGTATATTCTCCGCACTTATCGCATTTTAAAAGCCAATAGCGCTGATCAGTCTTTTGGAATGCCTTATCAATGCCATAATCAGGAAGCGTTGGATTTGACAGCTCAATGACTTCCTTAAACTCACTGTGAGCCATCCTTTCAAGGGCCATGTCGACAGAGTTTTGGGGAGCCTCGTCAAGCTCATCAAACACGATCAAATCGACAGGAATGGATTTCAATCCCACTCGGGATTTCATCCCGCGAAGATACAAAAAAGCGTTCCAGATTCTTTTAATATTGGCGCTGTCGGTCTCTTTGAGCCAATTGCCTATGGTATCCGGATTCTCATCAATCAGCGGGGCTATTCGGCCTTTTGAAAAATCGGTCACATCAGATTTAGACGGAAACAGATACAGAATGCCCCTGTATCCCCCGTACCGAGCTCCATATGCAACCCTGAGCATGGCCTTTGAAGTTAACCCCATCTGCGCTGCTTTTTCCTCAACCTGAAAAGGATGATTGTCCTTATAGGGCTCGATCAAATACTCATGCCGATTGTAGGTGAAGGGTTTGCCATCAAGGGTGATGCCCTTCACCCATGCATGAAAAGGTTTGTCGGCGTTATCCTCGGATAAAGCCTTTATAATCTCATTTACTGGAAACAAGTTTGCCAAGTTCTGTGCGTACCGCCTCGGCAAGTTCCGTTGGTAATCCTGTGAGGATTGCATTGAGTGTCTCCGCGTTAAATCCTAAATCGATGGATTGTTTATCCCTCCACCTTTCCGGTTGTCTGTTTTTCAGCCAAAAAATTATTGAGGTGGGATCCGGGGAAACTTCCTTGGTCACCTCTTTGACCGTCACCAGCGGGGCTTTACCGGTTGAGGGATCAACCTCTTTTGAAACGGCTCTGGTAACTTCGGTGTACTGATAGCCTGTAGCTCTCTTTGCCAAGATCCTTTCGATAACATTGGTATCGAAATCATCCTTGCCCCTTTTTAAGGACTGAAAAAACTCTGGATGCTTATCCTTCCAGTTGTTGATTGTTCTTTCTTTAACCTTGAAAAAACCGGCTATCTTTTTGTCGGTAAAACCCTCAAGCGCTAATTTATAAGCCTGTTGCGCATATTCATGCCTGTACTTTGTCGGACGGCCACCGCAACCTTTCTTATTCGTTGCTTGGTTTGAAGTGGCCTTCACTTTTTCCTCTTTAACGGTTGTTTTTGACATATCAATCATTCCTTCGGGTGCGGGGTGCAAGATGCTCGTTTGACCGGTCACCTGCACCCCGTATCCAGTTTGAAAAAAACGATGTTGTTGATACTAAGTGATTTGAAACAAAATCCTCAAATTCATTTTCCTTAAATTCGTTTTCCTTGATATTGTCACTCCCTCTTAGTGAAACCTTTGATAAATCTTAAAAATACCAATTTCCCTTATGCCACCCGTGGCAAAACCTTTTCCTGAACCTTCTTAATGGCCTGAAAAATGTCATCTTTAGTCATCAAACGCGCCGCGTTTCTTCTGGCTGCGGCCCAAGAACATTTATAGCCCGCAGCAAGATATGCATCAGTTTGATTCATTCCTTTCAGAATATTATTTTTAAATCTTTCCTGTAGAGCTGTTAATTTGTTGGCCATAATTATTTATCGTATTCCTTCGGTATTGATACTACTTCTATTTTTAAAAAATCGGTCATTGTCTTGCTGTAAGTGTTCAGCCATATACATTATCCTGTTTCTTGTTTTTTCCTGATAGATCAAGCAGCTTGATACAGAAAATCATATAAAGAGAAAAAGAGAAAATATATATGAGGATACATGGCTTTCTGTATTAAGCTATCTGTACTTGTGCGATATCCTGTATCAAGCTGATTTGCTCGTTTGGCTGAGTATCAGAAAAATCTGGTTCAAACATTTCACTTTCACCAATCCATTGATACATTTGCTCTGTTAATTGCCATATATAAGCCTTTGTTGCCTTGTAGCCTCCTTTGTCATCCGCAGAATCCGTGTCAGCGATGGTCTCTATATCCCGATTAACGGCTCCTGCCATCATCAAGTCTTCAAGGTGCATTTTGGCGGTCGAGCCGGGTGTATTTGTCCCGTTGGCTATTTCCCGTGTTGTTTGCCAGTTATAAGAACCCATGCCTGGAATTACTTTTTCGTCCCAGAGGTATTTTATTATTTTTAGACGTTGAGCGGGTATCGCATCGCGTGCCAATTTTCGTACAATACTGTAAATATGCTCGTCTATCTGGGTTTTCCCATGAGCGAGTGCCAACGCCATGCCCATTTGGCTGAGTTGTTTTGTCAGCCTTGGTGGTCCCTCCGGTGCAGGCACATAGTCCACTGTGCGGGATCGATAGTCGCGTTCTACCGGACAGCGGGCATATGAGCATATGCATGCCAACTTTACAATTTGGTGGTTAACAACTTCGTCGTGGTGAAATTCAATGTCTGAGAGATTTTCAAACTGATCAATAAATGTATGAGTGGCGATCCTTAATTCCTCGCGCATCTGCGTTTCCATACCAATAATGCGTTGGGCTTGCAGCCCCATTTTTTCAATATTGGTTATTGGATTGCGATATAAAAGAAACCGGTCTCCCATGACGCCTATAACCGAGTAATGTTTATCGTATACGGGTGTACATGCGGCCATAAAGCCGATCTTTCCTGTCCAGTTTATCGTAAATCCTTGACCGAATGCCTTCGAGTATTGGCCGTCATAGATTTCTCTTAGTTGGCTGAGAATTTCAGCTTTCGGCTCAGAACGCATGGATAAAACAGTCGTAAAGTCTTTTAGCACCAAAGTCTTGTTCGCCAGTTTAAATATTAGGCTAGGGTTCTTGTCGCTGCTGCTTGTTTTACCGGAGATTAACGTTTTTTCAGTGAGCGACGATAAAAAATATGCGCTCTTATGTCCGGAAAAAGAATTTAGTAGCTCTGTTTTGGCACTTGATGGCGGCCCGATGAACTGCATCCACACCGGATCTGCATCAAACCTGTTGGCAATATGAGCTGACACCATAACGTCGATGAATCTGTCATCATCCAGATAAAGCCACTTATGCGCTGTTTCTCGAAGTCGGTCTAAAGGATACTTTAATGCGTTTGGGTTCATAGTTGTCTATCTTATACCTGTTAACCGAATTATACACCGTGAATATGTCTTTTTCCGGTAGCGGTGGACGATTATGAGAGTTCCAGGCCAATAGTATAGTCAAAAGGTCTTTATGATTTAGCTTATCAAGAAAATAACCCGCTATTTTCGTTGCAGTATGATTGCGCCCAGGGTCATGCGCCTTAACACCTTTAAGTGCTTCAAGCAGCCAACCTTTAGGATTGGTGCCATTTGATCCTTTGATTTGCTTACTTGGTTTGACATCAGGCAAGATTTCAAAGTCTTCCAGGCTGTACTCAAATGGATTTAATTTTAAAATTTTAACATCTTTGGGCGGATTATATTTAAAATTTTTTGTATCTGGTATGCGCAGTATTCTGGCCGCGTCACATGACTTAAAATCACCGCATAACGCAGTTGCTATCCTGCGGTTGATTCCTTCTATCCTGTCAGCGTCATCCAGATTGGCTGGTTCATTCAAGATCCAGTAAATATGAAGTCCGCCACCTGAGCTTGCCACTGCTGAAGGATTAAGCGGAAATGCGGCCAATATGGGGTACAACTTTTCCATCGAAATATCTTTAAAATCAACATCGCACCATACACCGGGAAACTCGATTATGTTTTTCTTCTCACCGCCGTTACCATCTCTGGTGGCCACACCGAAATAAATATTATTTTGCGCATATTGCTGGCAGAAGTTTTCCATCTCACTCTTCTGGCTTAGCTTGAAAAAACCTTGTCCGTTCGTCTCTCCGATAGACCTGATTTCAATCAAACCTTCGCAATACCGATATAAATGTTTTAAAAATTCGTAGTCCATTTAATTAAAATTACCGGTAGCACCCAAACAGGTGCCACCGGTTTTTTTTAGTTTAATATTTGATGTCGTCATCCTCTGAGGTTATTTGGCCAACCCATGGGGGTTCTGGGATTACGTTGCCGCTTTCATCCAGGTATTCGAACACTATAACTGGGAACATGTTGCCATCTTTACTCTTTGCCTCGTCTACCCAGGCACCAAGAATAATTTCATCTAATTTTTTGCCCCCCTGCATAATCTCTCGTACTTTGACTGAAAAATTTCGATAGCTTGAAGGAGCCAAATCGATGTTTACGATATTGCCATCGGTTGTTTTTATGCGAATATCGCAGCGCTCTGTAAAATCCAGCGCATCCTCCCTGTCTGGTGGATCTGTACGGTAAATCGTCTCCGGTTTATCAAATTTCTTTTTCGTTGCCGAATCAAACCATTTTACCCATTTCGGTTTTGCACCAATAACGTACCCAGCAACGCGCGAATAAATTTTACCGTTAATCTTGAATCCGCTGTCGCGCAATTTTGCCCAGTTATCTTGGTTGTCAGCGTACTCGATGATTTGATTAATTACCGACTCGTCTAAACCCCAAACTGTTAAATCTGTTGTTACCGTTTCTTCTTTGTACATTTTTTTGACCTTTTTGTTTTAGAGTTTTTGTTGTGTACTTTATTCCGTTCACGTTTTCTGTGTTTGAGTTTTTATAGTCTCCGGGACACCTCCTTTGTCTAAGTTAATGGAAGTTTCCGTTTTCAAAAACAGTGTATTGACCAACATGAAATTCAATATTTTTGAAACATTAAAAAATTTCGACTTTACTCATGTTTAATTACCGATAAGCCACTTTTTCTGGATCAATGCGATGGGCTTCCATGTAATCCAAAAGATCATCTATTAAGTAGCGCACACTTCGACCCAGCTTAATATAGGGTGGACCTTTACGAAGATGCCGGTCGTTACGAAGTGTTTGGACCGACTTTCTCAAAATTTTAGCCGCTTCGTATTCGTCGATAACTTGATGTATTGAATTAGGATTCATTGGATCTTTCTCCATCAAATAGTATTTAGTTTGTTTTACTTCGAACTACCCTTAATGGGGAAATTTCCCAATATAGAAGAAAATTGTTTGATTGAAATTTATATATTGCTGATATGATAAGATAAAAAAATTAAATATATTTAGAAGGGTAAAAGGAAATTTCCTTTTGTGGATGGAAAGTACCGGATTTGATTAGAAAGCAAAGCAGCTCAAATGTCGACTCGTTTGGAAGTAGGAATACCATACTTATCTTGAATTTCTTCAGATTCAATTTGGTGTGAGAATTCCTCATTAATATCATTGGAGTTTAATTTATCGATTTGTGTTCGATCACTAAATTCGATCTTTGTGATGTATGCTTTGTGCTTTTTATAATGATATTTGAATATAGAGTCTTTAATGCCAAACAATTTTTTTAAATGCTTATTTAGGCTCTTTGTGTAATCGGGCAGTTTCATAGAATAATCAATATTGAAATCATTCAAAAGAATCCTCTTAGCTGACTCTTCCATTTGATTATCAAGGCGTCCACTGTATCTTGCAAATAATTTGAGAATATGCCAGCCTATTTTGGGCTTTCCAGATTTATTGTTTGCCATACCCAATTGATGATATGAAAACCGGCTGCTGCCTTCAGGAGTTTCAATCCTTATTCGGTCTTCTTCAATTAATACGATCTTTACATCTTCCCAGCTGGTGCCTTGTTTACAGGGGAATAGGTTTATATTTTCGTTTTCAGGGCTTCCCTCTGCTAATGTCAATCCAAAATCTTTTTCAAGCTGAGCTACTTGATCGTTTCTAAAAATTGCTTCTCTCATTTCTGATAAAATAAGCTCTGTCTTGCTATCTGATGATGGCTTAACAAAATATTTCCAATTTGCAAATTTGGGATCATCTTTTTTTATAACATCTAATTCTTTAGAGATTTTTCTGCGCTCCTCATTTAGCTCTTTTAAGATATTTTTTGAAAGTTCAATTTCTCCAAAAGAAATATGGATCCTTTCTTCGCATGGCCCGCTTTGTGGATATCGCCGAGTGCCTTCTACTGTTTGGAATAGTGGAATATTATAACAAACCAAATAATTTTCATCCTCATCATTTTTAATTTTTATCCCTTTGCTTTTTTTATAATTATCAAGAAAAAATTTGAAATTCGATAGCTTCTTGCGATCTATCAATCCAGCTCGTATCAATGGATTAATTTCTCTTGATTCGTTAGCATCTTTTTCCACTTGTTCAATTATCCGAAGCATATCTATCTTGTTCTTAATCTGCTCTAATTCTTGTGATTTAGTCAATATTAAGTGGTGACCTTTGGGACAAGGTATGGCAGTGCCATATTTTGAGTATGGTTGGAGTCCTTGCTTTAGAAAATTAAGTAGTTCGAATCCCTTAATTTTCCATTTACCTAATAATTCTTGCCATGAAATCCAGTTAGACATAGCGCCCCCTGTAGCGCCCTGGCGGGTCTCAGGGGAAGACCGGCCAGGAATTCCGGTCTTATCGGTCTGCAGAACCTATCCCCTGATAATTGAAATTAATTATTGTTATTTTTTAAGTTAACCAACTATTTATTTGTGTTCCCGGATGAAACTTGATTAAAAAGGGTTCCAGCTGCCTCGGAAGCACGCTTCAAGGCTTCGTCGCGAAGGTGAGCATATCGCTGTGTCATTTGTGGAGATTTATGTGTTAATAGCTTTTGAAGCGTGTACATATCCACTTTGCCCGAAGATGCCAGCATAGACGCATATACGTGCCTTAATCCATGAAGGGGCCGGAAGTCCTTTGGCAGCTTGGCTTCGTTTTTAATTTTATTAACTTGGCGATGAATATCTGTCCGTTGTTTGCCGTCCTCGCCCGGAAATACGTAAGGACTTTTTGTCCTCGGATGAGACTCAAGCACGTTCCTTGCCGCATCATTTAAAGGTATTTTCTGGCCCGGTCCGCCCTTCGGATCAACAATCGATATGAATCCACGGTCAAAATGAATATGCTGCCACTTGAGCTTGAACAACTCACCCCGGCGCATTCCCGTGTAAAGGGCCAATTTCATCAGGTTGCCTATCTGAACGTTGGGATCTTTTTCGATAGCCTTTAACAGACGGTCTAACTGGTCAGCCGTGAGATCCTCCGTTTTCTCATTATTAACGGGGGGCTTTTTTATTTTGAAAGATATCCCTTCACACAAATTTTTATTCGTTCCAAAATTAATTATCCAGGTCAGGAGGTTCAGAACATGTTTGACCGTTTGGGGGGATAGTTTCTTGAGCAGGTTAATTCTCAACCGATCAACATCCAACGGTGCGAGGTCTTTGGGTTCCCGATGTCCAAAAACAGGCTTGATGTGCTTTTCATAACGCCCCTCATCGACCTTTAGGGCCTTGTTCTTAGAACGACCTTTCCTGTACTCATCAAAAAGTTTGTCAATGGTCCACTTCGTTACTTTGGCAGCTTTTTCAGCCGCTCTTTTTTCTTTATTTGAGGGTTGCTTGCCGTCAATTCGATCTGCCCTCAGCCCCGCTGCCCTGGCTGGCGTCATGTCATCTTGAAACTGGCGCCCCGCCTTTTCCTCGATCAGACGACCTTTTTTCCGGTACATGATGTAATAGACCTTCTCGGTCTTGTTTGATCCGCCTGCTTTTGCTTTGATGAAATAGACGCCTGCATATTGAGTTTTAAAACGCTGTTTGGCTGGCATGATTGACCCTTTTTGGTAATTTGAGTGTTCTATTGGGAATGCTTATTGGGTGCTTTGGGTATTCAGGTTTGATCAAATTGAGGAAAATTTCCATCCCTATTCCCAACACTATTCCCAACATATTTTTTATATATCAGAGTAAATGGAAGTAAGTCAATAAAAAATATATCGCTGTTAATGCTTTATTTTAGAAGTATTATAGGAAGTATAGGTAAAGAAAGGTAAATTGAGGCAGGTTAGTCCATCCGGCCTCTCACGCCGGTAACGGGGGTTCGAATCCCCCTGGGATCACCATGATAATTACAG